AGCAGCCCACAAGTACGGCGGCTGCGGCGCGAGGTTGGTCCCGATCGACGTGATGAGGAAGTCGTTGCGCGTACTGCCCCATGTGCCGGTCTGCGCGTGGGTCCCGCGCATGCCGGTGTAGGCGATGGCTTCAATCATCTTGAGCGCGCCCCAGCGGTTCACCAGTTCGTCGCGCAGCGTGTTGAGGCTCGCCACGTCGTTGAACGGGCAGATGATATGGTTGAACCACTCATCACCCAGGGCGGCGACCACAGGCATCAGGTCCGGGGTGCCTGTGCCTCCGGTGAACGGCGTAGTCGCAATGCTCAGGCCCGCCGGGGTCTGCTCGCCTGGGTAGTAATTGACGCGCACGTCCTGATCATTGCCGGTCTGCCCGCGCCATTTGGCCGTGAGCGTCACCGTCTCCGGCTCGTTGGCCTTGGCTTCCGCCTTGACCGGCAAGGTGCCTTTGGCATTCACCGCCGCAATCACCGCCGTGGCGACGGTAGCAGCACTGTCATCCGCCTTGACGCCGACCTGGACGGACTCGCCACAGACCAGCAACGCCAGCGTCCCGGCTGCTGTCGCCTTGCCGGTGACCTTCAGCGCTGACGTGGCCGCCGCAGCAGTCTGGTCAGTCAGTTCGGCCAGACCCATCGCCCAGGTTTCAGTGTAAGTGTTGCCCTTGCGCAGGGCCTTGAGCATCTCGGCCAGCATGGAGCCGCGACCGTAGAGCACCTCGGCGCTGCTGTCACTGGTGATGCGGTTTTGCGTCAGCACCGGTGCGGTGCCGGTATCGCCCTGGAAACCCAATACCAGGATTTTGTGTTGCTGCGCCGGTGCGCTGTCCAGTGCCAGGGAATTGTCGATTTCAATCACGACCAGCGGCACACGCAGGTCATTGGGAATGGTGCCTAACGACATGTTATTTCTCCGCCTTGGTGGATTTGACAGCCGGGGCTTGCGCGTCGGCTACATGGGTTTCCGGCACAGGGAAGTCACTGACCGTGACATCGCCTTCGCTCTGGCGTCGCAGCCAGAAGGCAGTCAGCGCCAGCGATTCGCCGTCAGGGGCCAGCAGCGCGCCGTCAGGTTTGCGGACCTGCAACGTCTTCGGGCTGGGTGTTATCAGTTTCATTTTCATTATCTTGCTACTCTCGCACGTTGATCACGCCGTTAATTTCGTCTCCGCCATGTGCGGAGGCCGTCATACCCAGCCGGAGGAAGTCCGGCAGTGTGGTGATGTCCACCTCTTCATCGAGCTTGAATTCCTGACTCCAGGTCACTGCCCAGATGGTCACACCCAGGCTGTCCAGGTTGCCGCTGTAGATGTTGTCGGCTGTGATATCCGTCGCCTTGGTCTCTGCACCCAGAGTTTTGGCCGCACTGGGGAGGGTTAGCCGACGCGCCAGCTTGGCGACCATGACTTCCGCCCGCAGGTCGCGGCCATAGCCCCAGGTATCAGTCGCCATCACGTATGCTGCCCAGGTCACTAGCCCGACCATGCCGCCAGGCTGATGGCGGATATTCCGCACACGCAGCGCGGCCAGGCGAACACAACCATCACGGCCCGACAGGTAGCGCTTCACGTCATCCGGGCTGCTGAACTGGCCGATATGGCGCTCCACCGTCTTCACCTGGTCGGGGTTGTCTCCCAGCAGTTCCGGCTTCAGCCAGGCCACAATCCGCTCAGCGGCGCTCACTGTACTGCCGGTAGTGACCAGGCTCGGGCGTTCTGTACTCACGGCAAGACCTCCTTCCAAAAGTCGCCAATCACGTGCAACAGCTCGTTGCTGTTGGCGTTCGATAAGCCCAGCCATTCACGCTGGGGAATATTCATCATGCGGCTGTGCGCACCGACGCTCTGCCATACCGGGTGTTTCAACGCCCGGCCAAACGTCTGGCGAATGAGGCGCTGATGGGGACCCACCGACACGCTGCCGCTGAACCCTTCCTGATGAACGCCCGCATACTTGAGTGGCGACCCCACCCGCACCTGGTTGCGTTCGGTGACATATGTGATGCTGTCGAGCAGATCACCGTTACCCAGCAGCAGGCTCTGGTTACCGTGGCGAGTCTTGGCATAACTGGAACTCCAGTCCTGCCACGGCACACCGCCGGGGGATTCCTTCTCGCTGGTAATGCGGCGACGGGTCTGGGACTCCGCCACTGCGCCGATGCTGTCGAGCAGCTCCGCCCGCAGGCTGTTGTCCGCCAGGCGTTCCATCGCCATCTTGATGTCGGCGAGCTTGGCCGCGCCCAGGACTTCAACATGAATACCCATCAGAGCACGCCTTTCAGGCCATTACGGGTCATCAGGCGCGGGTTCTCGCCGACCATGATGACCTTGCCGCCGGTGCCTTCCACTGGTTGCTCGGTCGTCGGCAAGCCCAGATCACGTTGGCCATTCGCGATTTCCTTTAGCGTTTTGATGGCATCTTCATAGCGCTTACGAACCAGCTCAGTCGCCTGGTTATCGCGGTCAGCCAGCCAGTAGAAGGCGATAGAGATCGCCACCCGGTTCAGAATGCGGGGAACCGCTGTCTCAAGTGGCAGCTTGTACCGGCGAGACAGTAACGAGTTGATTTCTTCGTCGGTGTCGTCCAGCACCTGGCTAATAGCGGTCTCGTCGAGCTGTTGCGTCTCCGGGTTCATGGCGACGTTCCAGACAAAGGATCCGTCCGCTGTCAGCAGGTCTTCACGGGTGGCGTAGTGCATCATGCCTCCGGGTCTTCGGTGGTGATGGCATCCACCACGGTGACGCGCAGATGGGGTTCTGCTTTCAGGCGTTCGGCAACAGCGACACTGATATAAGGGGCCAGAATATCAACCTCCAGCTCCGTATCGACGAACGCATGGACACCCGCGTGCGGCCAGAACTGCCCGGCACGGTAGAACCCATTGGGAGACACGGCTTGCACCAGCAACACCACCATTGAGGTGGGTTTCTCGTCATCAGCCTGCCCTAAAATCTGGTTCCGCACGTTCTCGAGCTGCTCCGCATCCATTGCGTCGTCTGTCACGGACAGGGTGATGATGCTCTCGGTCAGTCCAGATGTTGCCGGAGCCGGTTGCGGTGGCGTACTGGGCTGGATAAGGGGCTGATAGTGTCCTGTAACAGTCGGAGTAATAATCGGCGCTTCAGGCGCATTAACTTCTGCTGGAGCTGTCTGACCGACTTGCTCCGACTTTTTCTTGATTGGCTTCCCACTCACTGTTCCATCCTCTTTGATGCTTTAGCGGGCGTTTAAACACCCGCTAAAGCTGGGGTAAAAGCGGTTAACGTGCCGTCAGTTAAGGTGCTGGTGCTGCCGGGGTGACGATGAACGGGCTGTTCAGGATGTCCACATCCTGGTAATAGATGTTGGAGTCACCTCCATCGACCAGCATGGCGTCGATAATTTTCTTCGCTGGTGCACGGTTTTTACGGCCTACCACCAGCGTGGTTGGTCGAATGCCCAGCGGCTTGCCGTCTGAACGCTGCATTCCCTGGAGGACTTCCACGGCTTTCTCGTAGTTCGCAACTGTCAGCGGTGCACGCGAACCCACAGCGGTCTGCCAGAAACCAAACCCAACGTTACAACGGCCATCAACGCCATACAGGAACTCGTTATTCAGGAACGTATGCTCGCTGTTGAGGTCATCCAGTGAGACGAATTTAAACGGACGGCGGTTCTGGTACAGGATGGGTTTCAGCACCTGAGACTCATCAATCAAGAACCACGGTTCGCCAGTCTCTGCCCCCGTGCCTACGATGTTGCTGTAGGTGCCCCCAGCCATAGGGTGATCGGTGTCGAAGAAATTCTGGCCGTCAAAACACAGCGTATTGAAGCCTGCAACTAACAACGGGAAGCTAAGCGTGTCCGGGAACTCACTGACCTGGCGGCCAAATGCTCGGGCGATAACGCTGTATTGGCCAATCTGATCGTCTTCAATGTTTTCCCGCTTCACGCGGATGGAGCTTTCCCAGGTCTTGTTGCTGATTGTGTAGCCCTGCTGGCTCAGTACAGCGAGCTGACGGTCACTGACCCACTCTTTAATCCCTGGCAAATCTGACAGCCAGCCATAGGTGTTGGACGCCGAACCGCTTGGCACTTCAGTGGCAATACGCAGGTATTGCGGCGTAACACCCGCCAGCCCGGTGGTAAATGCGGCGCTCAACGAAGTGGTAAGAGCGTGCAAAATTTCTGCATTAGGAGTTGGCATTGCGGTTATTCCTCAGTGGCTTTAGGTTTGGCTGCTAGGAACTGTTCTTCGGTGAGTCCCATGGCGCGGCACATAGCTACCTCGGTCTCGGACAGTTCCTGCTTGTCTTTTTTACCCGGCACCTTCTTGGTCGGGTCGGCATTAACAATCACCGGCGCTGCCTGGGCGAACTCGCCAAACTGCTTGCGACCTTCCTCGCTGCGGCAGGTGGCCAGGTACATCTCGCGGTTGGCTGGGGCGACTTTGCCAGAGGCAATGGCTGCATCAACCAGTGCTTCAGCGTCTTTAACCGCCTGGTCATTCAACTTGCTTTCAGCGGTCTCGGCGCGGTTCAGCGCTAACAAGTAAGTATCCTTCGGCACAAAGGCTGTCAGGTCGGGGGTCTGTGCGCGATTCAGCGCCACTTGTTCTGCGTTCTTGAGGGTTTGGATGGCAGTAACACCACTTTCAACGGTGGCATCTGCACCCAGACCTAACGCGGCTGCAATTTCAGCAGGCATAGGCATATCGGTTCTCTCCGAGTTAAGGGCAGGAAATAACAGGTTTGGTTTGTTGGTCAGGCCGCTGCTTGACAGTTTCGTGACCTGTCCATCGGCGGTGTAATGAAATGCAGGGCTGTAGTAGAGGTATTTTTTCCCCTGAACGAGCGCAGCACCGTCTGCGTTCCATTCAACATGCGCCCAAATCTGATCGCCCTGGATTTTCATGTCGTCAATCCAGCCATAAGCAGGCGCGGGTTCGCCTTTCGGGCCTTTCAGCTCTGTGGCGTGCTCCATATCGAATGGAAGTTTGTTGTACTGAAGCGATTTGGCAATCACCGCTTCCGGTTCATTGGTGACCCACGAACGGCCATCACGGCCAGTGAACGAACCAATAGGCAGCATCGGCAGCCAGTCAGGCAATTTGTTGTCAATGGTGTCCGGCAACTCGAAACAGAGCGCCAGCAGTTCAACGGACATGGGCAAATCCACACAAAGAAATCGTGCAGACAGTGTGCGTGGGAATGGATGGAAAGGTGGATTAACCGCTTTCCCTCTAAACGAGGGAAGGAACCGTGTTTAAAACACGTTTAAAAGCGCGTAGGAACGTTTAACAAAATTTCTACGCGCCATCGTACCACAGGCCGCAATAACGTCACCACGGAGGTTTTGGGATGACGAATAGCTAAGGCTACTGCTGGGTGTCGAATGCCTGCTGCTTGACCT